AACGGGTGGTTATACAACACCAACTAAACCAATAATTGATAGCAGTGGTAACTTCAATGGTGGGGGCAGCGGTTCTGGTCCATTCTTCAGTAGTAGTTTTGAATATGCTTCTCCTGCTATTGCGCTTGCTGGATCATCGACAACTACAACTACAACAAATGGTCCCACCCACAACGCCGCTGGATACTGGGAGTTTGATGGAAGTAATTATATATCCTTAGAAGAAAGTTCTTCTTTTTCTTTTGATGGAGACTTTACTATAGAATCTTGGGTGTATCCAACAGCATTCAATAGTTTCAATAATATATTATCAACTGAAAATTTAGACTTTAAATTAATAACTGGAGGAAATCTAAGAATATACACAACTACTGCTGGTTCTAACACTTCGGCAACTGCCAATCTAAATCAGTGGAATCACATTTTAGTTTACAGAAGAAATGGAACAATTTATGGAAACGTGAATGGAGTAGAAGAACAACTATCGTCACCATTGTTTACTGGTGATGGTTCCAGTGCCGCTGAGATTGGAAGAAAAATTAGAAGTTCAAATGAGTGGTTTACTGGCAGGATTGGCGAAGTTCGTATCTATCCAAGAGCTCTAACAGCAGCACAAGTATTCCAAAACTACAACGCTACCAAGTCTAAGTATATCAACGAAGCACCTTCTACATCACCTAAGATTAGTCCTGGTATTGTAATTGATAGCAACCTGCTTCTGAACTATGACTTTGGAAACAGAGCAACTTATGATCGTGTTGAGAATTTAATTGAAATTAGTGAAGACTTTACTGGGACTGGTTGGGGAGAAACATTTACTAGTATAGTTCCTAATGTTGCTATCGCTCCTGATGGAACTATGACAGCAGATAAAATTGTTGAGGATAATACTAATACATTTCATTTTCTTGCTAACACTGAAGGAATCGGAGCAGAACCAGTGGTGTGGAGCTGCTTCATAAAAGCAGCAGAAAGAACACAAGCTTCTTTGCTTTTAACACAAGGAGGAAACAATGGTGCTATCTTTAATTTAGATACTGGAACTATTGCTTCAGTTAGTGGTGCTGGTAATACAGCTCAAATTCAAGATGTTGGTAATGGATGGTATAGGTGTATCGTAAAGAATGATGGTGCCGCTGATATGTATAATGATGTTAGGGTTGGTCCTGTAAATGGATCAGTAACTAATTATCAAGGTGATGGAACTTCAGGCATTTATGTTTGGGGAGCACAATATGAGAGAGCAACAGAAGTTTCTAGATACATCAGAACATATGGATCTAATATCACAGCACCAACCACAGTCAAAAACCTCTCAAGCAATTCTTTCCCTGGCACAATCAACGGAGCTACATTCAATAGTGCTGGATACTTTGAGTTTCCTTCGGATGGCACTATTTTAAATGAAATTACTATTCCAAACTTCACAGGATTTACTGGAGGCAACAACCCTTATTCTTATGGATTTTGGATAAGAAGTAGTGGCAGTTCTGCTGATGATGATGAAGTGCCATTCTTCTATGGTAATCAATCACAAGGACAAGCACTTCGTATTAGATATTATAATAGTGGTAATATTGTATTAGGTCACTGGGGTGGTCCTGGATACGATTTAGATGCTGGTCAGGTTGTTTCAAATGTATTAGAATGGAACCACATTTACGAAACATATGATGGAACAACAAATAGACTTTATGTAAATGGAGTTGATGTGTTTAATGCTACACCAAACACTCTTAGCATCCCTACTAGTGCCACACTTATCTTAGGACATCGACCTAGTGCGGGTGCTGGAACTACAAACTCAGACTTTGGTGGAGACATTGGAGAACTACAAGTTTATAACACAACACTAAGCGCGGCACAAGTATCCCAAAACTTCAATGCCACCCGTGGTAAGTATGGTGTCTAACTAAATAGATAGAGCATAATAATATTCCGAGGAACATAGGTAATGGCAAGGAAATCCATTAAGAGTAACTACTATCTCTTTGATTCTTCTGCGAGAGAAGTTGTCATCCCTAGCGGTGTTCAAAGGGAACAGTTAATTCTTATTACCAATGTTACTAGTAATAAAGTAATCTACAACTTTTCTGACCCCGAACTAACTGCTACTACTTATAGTATCCAAACTGATATTCGTAATGTCACAACTACTAGAGTTGTCTTGTCTTATGATACGACAGAAATGTCGGATACTGATAAGTTACAAATTATCTATGATGACTTTGAAGAGACGGTAAAACCAGCAGAGACATATTTTGATGCTGTTAACAAGCAGAGAATGTCTCAACCTCAGTCTCAAATTGATACTGACTTTGAATATGGTACTCAGGATACCAAGTGGGAAGCGTTGTCAATGATAAACAACAACCCATTTGCTTTTAAGTCTCAAGATGCTATTGTAATTACTGACGTTCAGGCAGTAGAGAACAGTAGAGAGATCACAGTTTCTGTAAACACTTCTCTATCTACACGCCCTGCTGCTGGTACTGCGATCTATATTCAAGACACTACATTCCCTGGTGCTAATGGTGTCTTCATTATTGATTCAATTGATGGTGTTAACACAGCAAATTTTACATTCACTGCTAAGTATGAGTGGACTCTAGCATCTGGTGGCATTTACGATTCTGCTAGAACAGCATTGTATTCTGGTATTCATTACACTGGTTCTGATGTTGGTGGATCTATTACTCTTGCGGCATCTGCTGGGTTGATGGCAGGCGCAGTACAAGTTGATACCACACAAGCACATGGTTTTGAAGTTGGTAATGAGATTGCTATTGCTGGATCGGATGGTACTAATGTTAATGGATCTTGGGTAGTTGCTAGAGTTGAAACTCCAACTCGCTTCTACTATTTTCCAGATGCGGCACCAACAGGATCTGTCAATAGTGGAACAAGGAAACTTTATCCGAGACCACAAGGTAACTCAATCCACAGAGCATTTGATGGTGGTGTAAAGTTCTCTACGAATACAACCTCTAAGAATCAACAGGCAATCAGACAGACAAAACGTTACTTCCGTTATCAGTCTGGTAAAGGTGTCTCATTCTCTACTGGTTCTATCTTAGAACCAGCAATTGAAAACCTTGATAACATTACTTCATCTGGTACAACTGTAACTGTTGTTGCTGCTGACGCACACAACGTCACACGAGATACACAAGTTGACGTTCGTGGTGTAACTGATAATAACTACAATGGAGTTCATCAAGTAACAAATGTAATTGATCCATATACATTCCAGTACACAGCATCTTCTTCTCCTGTTGATGCTGTAGCATCTGGTGAATATACTATCACTCCAGTTAATTCTTATGGAACTAAGCTGGAAATTGGTATGATGGATCAGCAGAACGGTATCTTCTTCCGTTGGGCAAGTGGAAACCTTAGTGTTGTTCGTAGAACATCTACTTTCCAGTTATCTGGTAAAATTTCTGTCACTAATGGAAGCACGCTAGTGTCTAGTTACACTGCTGCTAATGGGCAGGGTACTAAGTTTAGTAAACAGTTAAACCCTGGTGACTATGTTGTCATTCGTGGTTCTTCTTATCGTGTTGATGGTATTATCTCTGATACTCAGATGGTTATCTTCCCAGATTATCGTGGACCATCGGCAGGTAATGTTCCTGTTACCAAGACTGTGGAAAGTGAATGGAGTCAGTCTGATTGGAACCTAGACCGTTGTGATGGCACTGGTAAAACAGGTTACAACTTAGACGTTACTAAGATGCAGATGTTTTACATGGATTATTCCTGGTATGGTGCTGGTTTCATTCGCTGGGGATTCCGTGCTCTCGATGGTGATGTTATCTACGCACACAAGATTCCTAACAACAACCAAAATACTGAAGCGTATATGAGATCGGGTAACTTGCCTGCTCGCTATGAAGTTAACACTGTTCCTCCATCTACTACAACAACCAAGACTCTTTCTAACTCAGATAATACTTTATATGTGTTAGCTGCTCCTACACATTTCCCAGACTCTGGAATACTACGTATTAAGAGAACGACTGGATCAACCGCAGGTTTACAAGAATACGTAAACTACAGTTCCAAGAATGTATTTGTTCAAGATGTTGTCAATGTAAATGCTGGTAATGTTATTGAAGTAAAATCTACTGCTGGTCTATCTCCTGGTGGTCAGCAGACTATTAGATTCGACAATCCTTTCGCGAATGTAGTGGCAAACAAACCATACTTTGTTGCTGCTGTTCCATCTGCTACAACCTTCCAGATTACAGATACTCTTGGATCATCTACTGGTATCGCATTAACACAGCAGGTTGGTTCTGCTTTATCTCCATTATCTCGTGCTAGTGCTGGTTCTTTCTCTGGTATTACTAGAGAACAGGCAGGTGCTTCTGGTGTTAACTTGACCATGGCATCTGGAACTTCTAGTGGAACTGTTGATTCTGCTGCTGGTTTACAAGCAGGACAGAGAGTTATTGGTTCTGGTATCCCAGCAGATACATATCTATACTCTGTTTCTGGAAGCAATATTATTCTGAGTAAAGCAGTGTATAGTGCTAACCCATCTTCGGTAACTTTTTCTCCAATGGGTGCTGGTTCAGCACAGACATTTACATATGATCCAGATCAACCAACTAGTGTGGAGTTGCTTGGAGCAACATCTGTTCCACAAATTAGTCACTGGGGTTCTTCTGTTATTATGGATGGTAGATTTGACGATGACCGAGCATATGTTTACACTGTTGGATCTAGAACTGGACGAGAAGTAAACTCGGGACAAACAAAGGCGCTTCTTGCTATTCGCACTTCTCCTTCTGTTGATAATGGTATCCCTGGAGCATTTGGTTCCAGAGAATTAATTAATAGAATGCAAATGGTTCTTAGAACTGCTGAGGTGTCTGCTAATGGACCATTCTTTGTTGAGATTATTCTTAATCCCAATATTACAAATAGTGTTACATGGGTAAATGTTGGTGGTACATCACTAGCACAGTACGCAGACTTAACTCAGGGTGCTTCTATTATTACGAACGAACTAGTTGGTGGTGAAGTTATCTATGGATTCTACGCTGACTCTGGTGTTGCTGACTACGATCTAGGACTTGTTAAAGAAATCTCTAACTCAATCTTAGGTGGTGGTGGAAATCAACTTTCTTCTACCACAGCACCTAATCCAACTGGTGTTTTCCCCGATGGACCTGAGGTTCTTGCTGTTAAGGTAACAAACATTGGTGGTGGTCGTGGTTCGAACCGTCGTGCTATTGATTTCCGTATCTCCTGGACAGAGGCACAAGCATAAATAAAACTGCCTAACTCTTTACTTATGGATAATCCAAAGAAAGAGGAAGCCAAAAAGGAAAACAAATTTGAGTGGGCGGATGAGGGTGTATCAACTCTCGTCCGAGTTATTATACTTGGATGGTCAGCAGCAA